GGTGACTGGAGCAAGAGGCAATTTTACCTTAAATGCAAACGTTGGCGAAATCCCAACCATCGATTTTACCTTCACTGGCATCTACAACGCTCCTGATGATTCAGCATTGCCTAGCGTCACTTACGCGAATCAGGCAACGCCGCTGATCTTCAAGAACGGCAACACAGACACCTTCTCCTTGCTTTCTTACTCTGGCTGCTTGCAGTCAATCAGCATGGATATCGGAAATTCTGTTGTTTACCGCGAGTTGATTGGCTGTGACAAGGAAGTGATCATCACTGATCGCAACGCAAGCGGCAGTGTGACCATCGAGATGATTTCGATTGCCACGAAGGATTATTTTACCGCTGCTTTGACTGATGGCACGCTGGGTAACTTGACGTTCCAGCACGGCACCACGGCTGGGAACATCGTTGATTTTGCTAGCACCCAGATCGACATCGGGGACGTGAGTTATGGCGATCAAGACGGTATTGCGATGCTAAACATCCCATACACCGCGATCCCCTCTACTGCTGGAAACGATGAGTTCAGCTTGGTGTACACTTGATCTGACGAGATGGGCTCCTGAGGCCGTGTTGGAGAGCACGGCCTTTTTTATTGCTGTAAGCTAATTGCAGTTAAATTTGCTCAATGGCTTTCGTTCGCAAAAAGGTCAAAACTTTTAAGTGGCCTGTAAAAGTCGAAGAGCCTGCTGATGGTGGCGTGTTTGAGACTTCGACTTTCGATGCGGTGTTTAAGCGAGTAGCGAGATCTGAATTTCAGAAGCTTGCTGACAAAGGCGATTTTGATTTGCTTAAGTCGGTATTGATTGGATGGGAGGGGATCGAGGACGAAGAAGGTAAGCCCGTTCCGTTCGGTCAGGCAACGATGAAAGAATTTGCCGATGACGCTTATTGGATTCGCGGTGTGCTGCAGGCTTACACCGAGACATTCGAGGGGGCCAAGCTGGGAAACTAAAAGGCGCCGTCGAGTATTGGGCGAAAGGCGGCAAAAAGGTAGAAGATAAAAGTGGTGATGATGCAGCGGCATTTGGATTAAAGCCGCAGCGTCAGGCCGTGCTTGAAGAAGAGCACTTTGAAGTATGGGAAGAAAACTGGGAAACAGTATTGATGTTCTTGCGAATGCAGACGCAGTGGACTGTCGCGATGGGAGGTTACGTTGGCTTGAAGTATGAGGTTTTGCTTGGTGCGTCAGGACTGATGTCCCTTTATGATGTAGAGAATCCCCGTGAGATGCTGGAGGAACTTCAGGTGATGGAAGCCGCAGCCCTCTCAGAATTAAACAAGTCGGATAAGTAATGGCAAATAACGAGACCGTTCTAAAGATTAAGGCTCAGATTGATGGCCTTCAGGGACTTGAGAAGCTCAAGTCTTCGATGAAGAGGATTTCAGCTGAGGTAGACGGCGCTGAGAACAATTTTTCAGAATTACTCCAAAAGTTAAAACAGCTTCAAGCATCATCTGTCAAATCAATTAATAACTTAAACGCCCAAAGAGATGCGTTTGAACAGCTTAGGCGTTCTGTTGACTTGAACAGTAAGGAGTTCAAAGAAGCCAGGGATGAAATTGAAAAGATAGATAGGGCGCTAAAACAGTCTCAAGGGACTGTTGGCAGGTTTGCCGCAAATTCAATAAAATCTCTTCGCACGCAAAAAGAAGCATTCCTAGCTGTAAGGGACTCTGCAGACCTTATGAGCAAAGAGTTCAAGGAGGCGGGGGTTGAGCTTGCCAAATTGGACAAGAAGCTTGCCAAGGCGGAGGGCAAGGGCGGAGGTCGTGGCAGGAGACTTAGAGCTGGCGCACAAATTGCAGGCACGGTTGCAGGCGCTGGGGTGTTTGGTGGGCCTGAAGGTGCGATTGGCTCCTTAACTGGCGCGGCTTTTGGTGGACTCCCTGGCGCTGTGGTTGGCGGCGCTATAGGAGCCCAGGTCAGCCAGCTCAGGAAGCTAGCGACGAGCACAGCAGAGTACAAGGCAGAGGTGTCTAAATTACGCATTGCATTGCAAAACGTAGTTGGCCTTGATTATCAGTTTTCGCTCAACGCGATAGAAGAAGCAAGCACAGATTTCAATTTCAGCATTAAGGACACAACTCGCACTTTCACCCGACTAGCTGCCGCTGGTACTGCAAACGGGAACACAGTGAAAGAGCTTGAAGTTCTTTACAGGGGCCTTGCGGCAGCGACAAAAGCAACAGGTGGATCAACTGAAGATCTAAATGGAGTGCTTTTAGCAGCAACGCAGGTGCTGTCGAAAGGAAAAGTCAGTGCCGAAGAGCTTCGAGGGCAAATCGGTGAGAGATTGCCTGGTGCTTTTTCTTTGTTTGCTCAGGCAACTGGTCGGACAACCCAGCAGCTTGACGAAGCCTTGAAAGCCGGAGCTGTTAGCGCGGAAGAGTTTGTTACTGATTTTGCTAATTTTATAAACAATAAGTACAAAAATGCCGCTGCTGAAATAGCGAATAGTCCAGCTGAGGCTGGCGCACGTCTGGAGCTAACACTTAAGAACTTGCAGCTAGCTATTGGCCCAATACTTGCAGACATTGGCGCAGGATTTCAACAGTTTGCTATTGACGCAATAAACGATCTCAACCCTTTAATTGCAAAATTAAATGAATTTCTCAGGGTTGACAGGAAAGGCAAGAATGCACGTCTCTATGAGTTAGAAGGTGGGGGAGTCGCTGGAGTTGGCAGGATTGATTTAATCAGGTCTGAAATTAACAGAGTTTTAGGGATTCAGGCTGGTAAGCCTATAGAGACTGAAAGGATTCCTGGCGCGGGCCAATACGTAGGAACTAGCAAGGATGACGCCTTTGAGTTTCTCAGCAAAGCTCTGGTCAGAGCCGAAAGCCAAGCGGCTCAGTTAAGGCTTGAGCTTTTCCCTGTTGCTAGGAAACAGGCTGACTTGCCTACTAGCAGGCGAGCGCAAGAAGAGGAGAAAACCAAAACGAAAACCAAAAGGCCAGCGCGAGCCGATTTCAGCATGTTAGAGGGGGCTTTTGCTCGCGATGCAGCTTTAAGAGTACTGAAGGAGAATAAAGCGATTGAAATTGAAATATTAAAAGCAGAGTTTGAAGGGAATAAAGCGCAGGTTTTTGCCTTAAAGCAGAAGCAGGAAAGGTTAAAAGTAAATCAGATTATCGTAAGCCTTGAAGAACTTACAAGACAAAGGGCGATACAGATAGTGAATGCTCAATCAAAAGGGTTGGATGTTGCAAGGGCTCAAAGCAAGCAACTAGACGATCAAAACAATCTCCAGCTTGCAAGGATTGAGAAAGAGGCGCTTTTAACAGAGCAAGAAGTAGAGCGCCTGAAATTTGAAAAAGAGATAACAGCCGAGCTAGACAAGCAAAGAAGATCTTTTGAAGATCAGTTCTTAGACAGGCAACGAGAGTTGGGCCTGATTTCATCTGGTGACTACAACCAAGTATTGCTTGGTAGAGAGCGGGAAAGACTGGAGGATCCAAGGCTTGGCCTAACGCCTGAGCAGCAATCAAGAGGTCTTGACCAGTATCGCCAAATAATAGACCCAACACTTGTCGAGGGATTAACACAAAACATTGCCAAGCTAAAGGAAGATTTAGCTGAACTGGTTAATCCAATAAATCAAGTCACAAGTGCCGCAACAGCTATTGGCACTGCGTTCTCTGACTCGTTTAAGAGTGTGATTGATGGTAGTGCAACCACTCAGGAAGCATTAGCTGGATTCTTCAGAAATATTGCGAGTTACTTCCTTGATATGGCAGTGCAGATCATTCAGAAGATGATCACGATGTATATCTTGAACACCGTTGTTGGGTTGCTGCCTGGTAGTGGCTCGGCTCCTAGCTTCGGGAGTGGAGTTGGCTCACTGCCGCTTTCTGGTGACTACAGCGGCCTCTCAGGTACTCCATTCGCGAAAGGTGGAGTATTCGCCAAGAACAAGATCGTGCCTTATGCCAAAGGCGGCATCGTCAATAAGCCCACGATGTTTGCCTACGCCAACGGTGGTACTGGCAGGTTCGGGCTCATGGGTGAAGCTGGCCCTGAGGCTATCCTTCCCTTGCAACGCGGTCCAGGCGGCAAGTTAGGTGTTCAGGCTTCTGGCGGTGTTGGTAACGTGGTTGTAAACGTTGACGCATCAGGAACAAAAGCCGAAGGCGACGGTCCAAAAGCCAAGCAACTCGGCTCATTGATCGGTTCAGCTGTTCAGGCTGAATTGGTTAAACAAAAACGACCCGGAGGACTACTCGCAAGCTAATGGCAACTTTTGACGACGCAACAGTTGGCGCTGATGTATGCCCTGACTTTGAGGCTTCTAAAACTTCTAAGCCTGAAGTCAGGTCAGCAAAATTTGGCAGCGGCTATGAACAAAGGACTACTTTTGGTATCAATCAAAATCCTAAAACGTGGAGTTTGGAGTGGGCCAATAGAACAACAGCCGATACAGCTGCTATCGAAGCATTTTTCGATGCTCGCGCTGGGGTTCAAGCTTTTGACTGGACGCCGCCTGATGGGGTGACTTCTTACAGATGGGTATGCCGAGAATGGAGCAAAACAATGACCAAGCCAACTTATGCCACGATTACAGCCACTTTTGAGCAGGTGTTTGAAGCATGAGCACTCCACAATCGATTCAAGAACAGATTCAATCGCTTGAGCCGTCAGCAATCATTGAGCTGTTTGAGCTTGAGTTGACTGAAGCCGTCAATGGGGTCGATCAAACCTTTTATTACCATGCTGGAACGAATGAAATCAATGGTGATATTGTTTTTAATTTGTTGACTTATTCAGCTTTTCCAATTGAGGTTGATGGCTTTGAGGTGACTAGCAAAGGCACTTTGCCGCGTCCATCAATGAAGATCTCAAATGCAAGAAACGCAATCTCAACATTGCTGTTGCTTTACAACCCTTTGCAGGCAAAGGTCAAACGCATTCGTACATGTAAGAAGTTTCTTGACGCTAGTAACTTCACTGATGGCATCAACCTTTCAGCTGATCCCAGCGCAAAATTTGAAGACGAAATCTGGTACATTGATCGAGTCGCAAACGAAACGCCGCAACTTGTTGAGTTTGAGTTAACTAGCAAACTTGATCTAACCAATCTTCCGCTGCCTAGGCGTCAGGTGCTTGAGCATTGTCCGTGGAAGTATCGCGGTGAGGAATGCGGATACACTGGGACTAAGTATTTTGACATCAACAATGGTGCAACAAGTCAAGCGGGTGATGTTTGCGGAAAGCGTTACACAAGTTGTGCATTGAGATTCCCTACAGGCGACCTTCCTTTTGGAGGCTTTCCTGGTGCAAGACTTCAGGCTTGATGCTGAAAAGCACGCTATAGAACAAGCGCCTAAGGAGGCTTGCGGCGTTGTTGTTGATGGTCGCTATTGGCGTTGCCGGAACATTGCTGATGACCCTGATCAAGATTTTGTCTTAGATCCTAAGGATTACGCAATTGCATCTTTTTATGGAACCATTGAGGCTATTGTGCATTCACATCCGTTAGGAGGTCCAGCTAGTGAGTGCGACAAGAGATCTTGTATTGGAACGAAAAAGCCTTGGCACATTTGGTCTGTACCTGAAAAGCAATGGTTGACTATCAACCCCTTCTAGGCCGCCAATGGGATTATGGCGTGTTTGATTGCTTCACGTTGATTCGCGACTTTTTCAAGCTGCAAGGCGTTGAGTTGCCTGATTTTGAGCGCCCTAGTAATTTAGAAACGTGTGACAGCATTTTTTTTGAGCAAGCAGAGCGCATTGGATTCAAACCTGTTAGTTATGAGAATCGTTGCCCTGGGGATGTGCTGATTATGAGCCTTGGGACGAAAGAGCCAATGCACGCCGCGATCTTGTTGCCTGACGAAAGAATCCTGCATCAACGCCAAGACTCTTTGAGTGCAATCGAGCCTTTAGGGCGATACTATGTATCTAGGGTTAGGGCGGTGTTCAGGTATGCAGCAGACCGTTCGGCTGCTAGGTGATTTAGGCGAGCGTTACGGCGTTGAGCACCAATATCACAACCTTCGCACGCCTGCGGAAGCGATCAAGCTGTTGTGTATCAATAAGCCTGAGCTAATGAAAGAGCTTGCTGAGGCTCATGAGCACGGCATTGGTTATCGAATGATTCAGGCTGGCACTGATCTTGACTATGCGGACTTAAAGCTACCGATTGGCAGCAATGATTTGATATTGGTTCCCGTTGTTGTTGGCAGTGGTGGCGGCGGGGTTGGAAAGGTTTTAGCTGGTATTGCACTTGTCGTTGCCGCCGTTTGTCTGGGTCCGGTGGCTATTGGTGCTTTTGGCGTGACGGTTGGGGGCGCAGGAGTTATTGGCGCTACAGCGGCAACTGCAATCGGTGCAATTGGTGCCAGCTTGATCCTTAACGGTGTTTCAGAAATGCTGTCGCCTCAGCCAACCATTCCCACTCCTGGCGGGCGCAGCCGAGCAGAAGCTACATCAACCGATGGCCCCCAGTCTGTCACCAGAGGAACGGATGGTAGGCAGTCTTATCTCTATACAGGTGCTGCCAATACAGTGGGTGTTGGTGCAACGATTCCAGTTGCTTACGGCGAAGTTTTAATTGGAAGTAATTTGCTTTCTGCAAACGTTGAGATTGCGGACGAGTCTGATCCTTTGAGAAGTTCTATCAAAACGCCTGGACCTAACACAGTGCTTCTTGGAGGCGAGAGATTATCCTTTTCATTTAGCAAATCTTCTGGTGTTGAAGCCAGAAGAATAAACGGTGGATTCCCCGGCGGCCAGCACAACAACCTAAACGCTGTAGTAGGACTAAACAGAGGTAATACTGCTTCTCTTGGTGAGATTAAGGGCGAGAGCAAGAGGAATAGGGAGCAGGCTGCTGCGGTTTTAGAATTGCGAATTGGCTTATTTGATTTCGTAAGCGATCCAGGGTCAACACTAGTTGATGGGTTTATTACATATAAGCTTTACACGATAACTGATGTTTCAGGTCCAGACGCTGTTACGGGCCAATCACAGGCTACGATTCAAGGGTTGCTTTTGAGGGGGCAGGTTTACAGATGGCTTCATATTTTTCAAAATCAACAAGTAGAGGAAAGAAAAAACGTTAGATTTTATATTGAAATTATTGATTCTAGAACCTCTTCGCGGTGTGCTGAGTTAATCGTCCATTCCGCTGGTTTCCTTTGATTTAACATGGCCTTAAATTCAACCTCCGTTATCAAGCTAGTTGACCTTCTTTGCGAAGGACCAATTGAAGGTCTTGTAGGCAATAGGGATGGAATTTTTGTAGAAGAAACTCAAGTTGACAATTTTTCAAACAACGACATTTCTTATGATTTCAAGCCTGGAGGGAGGACACAAAACCAGCTTGAGCAAGGCAAAAACGGCACTTCAACGATAACGAGTGTAAGCACTGAAGTTGGGAAAAACTACAGCGAAACTCTAAACGCAAATAATGAAGTTACTGCCCGTGATTACGGCTCAGGTCGAGTAACTAGGCAAGTTACGGACACAGAAGTCGATTCTGTTGAGCTGTTGTTTTCAGTACCGAGGTTGTTCTCTGTAGCGCAAGAGGGATTAGCAAAAGGTCAGCTTTTTAATGGCAGCATTCGCGTAAAAGTTCTTATTCAAGCGCAAGGAACATCTTTTAAGCTGGTCTATGACAGGACCATTCAAGGAATTTCAACAAGCAACTATCAGTTCAAAACTCCAAGACTTTCATTGTTTGGCACTGGCCCTTGGAATATACGAGTGGTCAAAGTTGATCTTAGAGAGAATCATTTTGAAGTCAAGGCTACAAGCTTTAGAGATGTTGCACAGAACACTCCTTTAGCAAGCAGCAGAGGGAACCAGATTTCTTGGGACGGTATTGTCGAAATACAATCTTTGCGAAGTGCTTACCCTTATTGTGCGGTTGCAGGGCTTACCCTTTCGACCCGTCAATTCAGCAGCATACCCACCAGGGCATACAAAATTCGAGGTCGAATAGTTCAGATTCCATCAAATGCAACTGTTCGCAGTGATGGCAGTTTGGAGTTTACTGGCAACTTTAATGGGCTTTTGAAAGAAGCTTGGACAACGTGCCCCGTCTGTTGTTGGTACGACATGGTGGTAAACAAGCGTTATGGAGCGGGTGATTTTGTTGAATCTGCAAACATTAGTTGGGTAGACCTTTACCCGTTGTCTCAATATGCAAACCAGTTAATTTCAACGCCTGACGGGCAGCAGGAGGCTCGTTTTGCGTGCAACATGGTAATTGGTGATCAAGCGCAGGCTTTCAACGTCTTACAAGATCTTGCCAGCGTATTCAGAGGAATGCTGTATTGGCAAGCAAATACGATTCAAGCAAATGCTGATCACGGCAACCTTGACGGAACAGACGTTTCGCCCGTTCATCTGTATAACAATAGCAATGTAATCGAGGGCGTTTTTAATTACAGTGGAACTTCGCTAAAAACTCGTAGCACTAGCATTCGCGTTCGATATAACGACCCAGAAAACTTTTACAAATCCAACTTTGTTGTCGTAGAAGATGCCGCATTAATTACAAAATATGGCTATCAGATCAAAGAAATTCTTGCTCTTGGCGCTACATCTAAATGGCAGGCACAACGCTTAGGTCGTTGGATGCTGGCCTCAGAAGAGATTGACGGTGAAGTGGTTACGTTCGCTACAGGGCTTGCTGGCGCGGTTGTCTTACCTGGGCAAGTCTTTGCGGTTGCTGATGAGATGCGTCAAGGCGAAAGAATTGCAGGTCGCGTTTCAAGTGCAACGACTGTTGCTGTTGTTGCTGATCAATCAATTGTTTTGCCGTCAGGCGCTAATGCACGCTTGACCTGCGTGATGCCTAACGGAACGGTTGAGACTGTCCCAATCGAATCGATTAGTGGTTCGACAATTAACGTTTCAACTGCTTTTGCCAGCGTTCCACTAGCTCAATCGGTCTGGTCAATTGCAACTGACAATGTAAACCTGCAAAAGTTTCGCTGTTTATCTGTTGGCGACAACGGTGACGGGCAATATGCGATTACAGGTGTTGAACATAACGACAGTATTTACGGCGTTGCAGACACAAATCAGGCTCTTGAGTTTGCGGATATTACGACGCTAGACGAAGCACCGGCACCGCCAACCGGGCTTCAACTAAGTTCAGTTGAAATTAGGGTCAACAACAACACGCTTAATCGTGTCACTGCTGTTTGGACGAGAGGAACAAACGCAAGAACGCTTGGTTTTGATGTTCGCTACAAAATTGGCGGCGGCAATTACATAAATGCCCGGACCGAAGAGTCTAGGTTTTTTATAGACGGTTTATTGCCAGGTGCAATCCTTACGTTTCAGGTTCGTTCTCGTGGCTTTAGCCAAGTTCAAAAAAGTTCATCATGGATTGAGGCAGTTTTTCGAGTCCCCAATCAAGGTTTAGGCGATGACGGGAATGTTATTTTACCGCCTAACCCAATTAATGTCACGATTCAAAAAACTGATGGCGGCGAAGTCATTCTGCGTTGGATCGTTCCGGCAAGCGGTTTAAACCCTGAGGACTTAACTGCCATCATTCGACATTCAGACTTGCTTGATGGCACCGGAATTTGGAGTGATAGCGTCAAGCTGACGGAAGTCAAAGCTAAAACGCAATACGCAATTTTGCCTTTAATTGAAGGCGAATATCTAATCAAGTTTGAGCACAATACAACTGGCTTGCGAAGCCAAAACGCAACAAGTGCCGTCATTGACCTGCCAAATCCAATTCCGTTGCTAAATGTGCAGGTTCGCCGTGAAGACCTAGACACCCCACCGTTTCAAGGCATTACAGATCAAGTTTTCTACTCAGACACTACAGGTATCGAAGGACTGGTTCTTGATGGAGGTGCAACAATTGACCCCGCCCCTGATTTTGATTTAATTTCGTCTATTGATTTTATTGGCAATCGTTTTTCAAATGGCGAGTATTACTTCAACAACATTGTTGACCTTGGGGCGAAGTTTAGTGTTTTGTTTAAACGCAAAATCAAAACGCTTAGCATTTACCCTGACGATGTAATTGATGCTCGAACCGAGCTTATTGATCGTTGGTCCGATGTTGATGGTTTAAATGCTGACGATACAAGTGCTCAGTTGTATTTCAGAAGTAGTGATCAAACCCCAGTTGATGTCGTTTTTCTTTTAGAGGATGGCGACAAGCTGCTGTTGGAGGACAGTGACAGCTTTGAGCTTGAGTCTGATATTGATTATGGGGCTTGGATTCCTATGGAGTCAGGGCGCTACAGCGGAAGATTGTTCCAATTTAAGACTGAGTTGACGACAGCCCACCCCGATCAAACCCCGGTCATTCAACAGCTGGGCTACACGTTGAGCATGGAAAGCCGCACAGAAAGCAGCGCAGTGATTGCGTCTGGGGCGGGTTCAAAAGCGGTGACCTTTGTCAACGGGTTCTATCAAACGCCAAGTATCGGCTTGACGGCTTTCAATTTGGCCTCTGGCGACTATTATGTGATCACGTCCGAAACGCGGTTGGGGTTCACTGTGACCTTCTACAATTCAAGCGACACGGCAATCGACCGCAATTTTGAATATGCGGCGAACGGCTATGGAGTCCAAGAATGAGCCAGCATGATTACAACTTGGCCAATGCGTCAGGAGCAAGCTTCAGGGCTGACCTGAACAACGTACTGGCTGCAATTGTCAGCATTAACAGCGGCTCAAGCAGCCCTGCTACTACGTTTGCCGGTCAAGTTTGGGAAGATACCAGCACTACCCCGTCAACTTACAAACTGCGGAATGCAGCGAATAACGCTTGGATCAGCCTGTTCAACGTTGACGCTAATGGCAATTTCAGCCTTGTAAGCACTGGATCGATTGACGTTCCATCGGGGACCACAGCTCAGCGGACTGGAACGCCTAACGGCGGGATGATTCGCTTCAATACAACCCTTAGTCAATACGAGGGCTATGACGGCAGTGCATGGGCAAGCATTGGCGGTGGGGCGACTGGCGGTGGATCTGATAATGTTTTTTATGAAAACGCTCAAAACGTAACAGTGGATTACACCTTGAGTCCATCAACCAATGCGATGAGTGCTGGGCCGATCACGGTTGACTCTGGTGTCACCGTTACGGTTGGCAGCGGTCAAACCTGGACTATTGTGTAGCTATGGCAATTGCAATTGACGGAACAGGCTCAATCACAGGCATATCGGCGGGTGGTTTACCCGACGACAGCATTACTGCGGCAGAGCTGGGCACTAAAACATTTGTCTCTTATGCAACGATTTGCGATTCAAAAGCGTACAACTCTGACGGAGGCACTTTCACTAGCGGAGCATTGCGAACAAGAGATTTAAATACTAAACTATATGATCCAGACAACATTGTTACAATTTCCTCTAATCAATTTACTTTGACAGCAGGTAGCTATTTAATCGCATTCTCAGCGCCTGCTTTTGATGTCAACAAACATTTTGCAGTTTTGCAAGACATTACGGCTGGAGCAACTTCTGCTGTAGGAACAGCAGAAGATGCGAATCTCACCGGAAACGGATACACTCGCTGTTTTGGAAGCTTTCGAGCTGTACTTACTGGAACAACGGTGTACGAAATTCAGCATCAATGCGATAGCACAAAATCCAATAATGGTTTTGGCAAAGCGCACGATAATAATCCTTACGCTTCCATATACACCAGAGTCGAAATTTACAAGGAGGCATGACCATGGACATTAACGCTGCTATCGATCAGCTTGGCTTAAATGCCAACACCTACAAACTCACGCAGTCCGTACCACCACACACCATCGTTGAGTGGAACGGTCCTGACGCGCAGCCAACACAGGCAGAGTTGGAAGCCGCTTGGGTTTTGTGCCAAGCACAGGAATACAAGGCCAAACGTGCTCCTGAGTATCCACCAGCCGCTGACCTTGCTGATGGCCTTTATTGGGCCAGCAAGGGTGATTCAAGTAAACTGGACGAATACTATGCTGCTTGCGAGGCTGTGAAAGCTAAGTATCCCAAGGAGGCATCATGACGTTAAAGCTGAACAGCAGCAGTTCAGGATCGGTTTCGCTAGATGTGCCTGCTACTGTAGGTGCTGGTGATATTACGCTAACGCTTCCAAACGGTGTTGGAACTTCCTTTCAAACTCTTCGCAATAGCGCCACAGCAGGTGTTTTAGAGTTTGGCAATACACCTATTCTGCAAATCATTTACGCAGAGACTCAAGTTGAAAGCCAAGTCACAGGTATAGTTTATACAGACACCAACCTGACAGCCAATATCACACCGATCAAAGCAGACAGCAATATATTGGTAATCATCAATCAACAATATAATTTAAATCGAGCAGCTGGCCCGACCGCTGGCATGGGTATTAAAATTTTAAGAGATGCGACTACTATTTATACGCCAGTAGGAGGTTCCGCTGGACCGTACGACGTTTTTTTTCAGGCAACCGGCGCAACATCGGCGTTCTTTTTCGATCACAAAACTCTTATTTATAATGATGATGCAAGGCCAAGTGGTACATCCCAGTTGACTTATAAAACTCAAGGAAGAAACTATGACGCTAATAGTACAATTGATTTTCAATACGATGGGGCAGGCCAAGATCTTGCCACTTCAACCATTTTGCTTGTGGAGTTAGGCTGATGTCTATCGAATCTGATGCAATCAAAAACCTTGCACCTGGCGCTGCGTTTGGTGTAGTAGGGAAGGATATTACCAATCTTGTCTGGCACTCACCAGATATAGACCAGCCAACAGGAGCTGCAATACAAGCTGAAATCACCCGCCTTCAAGCGGAACAGCCTTGGAACGAATTACGCCAACAACGCAACCGTCTAATTGCTGAAACCGACTGGGAGATCGTGAAACATAAGGAATTAGGAACCAACGTTCCAACTGCCTTGAAAACTTACCGCCAAGCTTTGCGGGATTTACCTGCAAACACAACTGACCCAGCCAACCCTGTTTGGCCTACTAAGCCAGGAGGCGCATCATGAGCACGATCAAGGTCAATTCGATCAAAAACACCTCCACTGCTGATGGAGGAATTGTTATTGATGGATCGGGTCACGTCACGGTTGACGACCTACAGATGCCAACTGCTGGGGCGTTAAGTAACCGCAATTTAATAATTAATGGCGGAATGTCAGTCTCTCAAAGAACCACATCAGAGGCAGGGATTACAGCAAACAAGTATTCAGCTTGCGACCGATTCAAGTTTTATCCAGTTAGCTTGGGCACTTGGACTGTCTCGCAGGAAACCTCAGGTCTTTCTGACACTTGGGAAACAGGTGCTACGGAAAGGTTTCGGACTTATTTTAAGGCTCTTTGTACTACAGCTGATGGAAGTCCTGCGGCTGCTGATAAGCTCTTTGTTTTGTACACAGTTGAATCGCAAGATCTAAAGTGTTTGCAGTATGGAACACCACAGGCCAAGCCAGCGGTTTTTTCTTTTTGGGTAAAATCTAATAAAACAGGAAACGCTAGTATTGACATTCTGCAGTATCAAAATTCAAGCAGACAACTGTCTACTCAATATACGATTAACACCGCCGATACATGGGAATACAAAACTATTGCTTTACCTGCCGACCCGGCTGGCTCTTTTAATTATGACAACGACGGTGGTCTTCAAATCTATTTTTACATGAATAGTGGGTCTAATGCTACAGGCGGCAGCCATAATAACTCATGGCAGACATACAGTGCTACAAGTTCAAACGCTTCTAACCTTGGTGTTGGTGGTGGAGTAAGTGATTACTTTGCAATCACTGGCGTCCAATTAGAGGTCGGTTCCAAGGCCACCGCATTTGAACATAGAAGCTACGGTGATGAGTTTTCCAAGTGTGAAAGATATTATCAAGGCTGGGAAATTACTAATTATCAAGCAGGATATAGTACTAACCAAAGAGGAGCAGGCGGTTGGGTTTCATTTCATACCTCAATGAGAGCAGCGCCTGGAACTATTGACACGACTAGCATTAGTTATTTTAACGCTTTTGGGCTCTCTCCTCTGGGGATTAACACAGGCGGGTTTGGCTCATATTTTGTTATCAACAATGATGGTACAGCCCACTGCACTTATACTTTTGGTGCTGATGCGGAGCTTTGATTATGACTTACAAACTCTCAACTGATGAAGCAATGGTTCAAAGAGACAACGGTGACGGGTCTTTTACGTTTATCAACCTTGCTATTACCACTACACAGGCTTTTCTTGATTATCAAGCTTGGCTAGCCGAAGGCAACGAACCACTACCCGCCGATGAAATCGACTGATGGCTGACAAGAAAATCACGGATCTGACAGGGCTGACAACTCCAGCCTCTGGCGATCTATTTGCAATCGTTGACAGCTCTGAAGCAGCAGCGGCTGACAAGAACAAGTCGATTACGTTCGCCAACATCCATCGACTATTGCCTGCTGGATCGGCTGGAAGTCCTGCCCTGTCATTTATTGACGATTCAAGCGTTACGGGTCTTTACCGTTCTGCTCCAAACGAGCTGGGTTTTGCTGCTAACAGCACTTATCAAGGTGCATTTACAACAAGCGGATTGAAGCTTGGCACTGGTACGGAAGCTGCACAACTCCATCTTTTCAGTGCAGATACGACTGATCAGGTCATCATTGAAAACACGGATGCTGGTGTTGATACTGCTCCTGACTTGGTTCTGTATCGCAATTCAGCAACTCCCGCTGCTAGCGACAACTTAGGAAACATTGAATTTCGTGGCGAAGACGATGGAGGGAACGCCCACACCTACGCGCAAATCATTGCTGGGATTCAAACCGTAACTGATGGCAGCGAGGATGGTTATCTCGATCTGATGTCGTCTGCGTCTGGTACGACTGCATCACGATTGCGTCTTTACAACCAATATGTAGGCGTTGGGGAGCTAACTCCTGGGTATCCGCTCCACCTAACAACAAGCCTGACGGGTACAGCTTTCCGCTCTGAATGCAATGCAGATGATGCGGCGTCTGGTGGCGACATTACGATGTTCCATCGCCGTGGAGCGTCTGGGGCAGGGCAAGACGGCGACATCTTGAGCACGCTGTATTACAGGGGCAAAAACGATAACGCCACCCCTGCTGAGGTGGATTATGCAGCCATTGAGGGCAGCATCGTTGACGCAAGTGACACGACAGAAGACTCAGCGTTAAAGCTAAAAGTTCGTGTTGCTGGTACGTTGACGACTCAGCTTGAAATTAATTCCAACACGCTTGGATTCTTTGGCGCGACGGCTGCTGTTCAGTCAACTCATGTGGCTGACATCACAACGACTGCCACGTCTGGATCATTGCCAACAGCTAGTGATACCAACACGATTGCAGATGCTACCGCTCCAACCAACGCAGAACTGCTTCAGTATTGCGTGACGCTTGAAGCAAAGGTTGAAGCTCTACTAGCATTTGCGTCTGCTCATGGCTTGATGGCTAGTTCCTGATGAAAAGACCTGATCCGATGATTTCTAGCAAGCCCTGAGCGGAAGACCGCACTTACGAGAATTGGAGAAAAGTAAAAGAAGCTCTAGAAAGTGCCGGGAAAACTGATTGCATGTTTTGCAAACGTGCTGTGATGATATTGGCGGGCAAGCCAGACCCGCTAAACTAAAAAAACAAGCCCACAAAAGATGCCATGGCAATACTTCCAGGCAAGTACGACATTGTGCTTAGGCGCAGGTCAGACTTTGATTTGACTTTTCAGATAAAAGACAGCAATAGCTCTCCTGTTGACTTAACAGGCTGGACTGCAGAAGTTGAGGTGTGGAACGCGAAAAGAACCAAAAAATATGTTGATTTTACTGTTGAGTATCTTGACAGGACCAATGGTAAATTCAAAATACTATTGACAGACGACCAGTCTCAGTTGATTCCTGACGGTTCAAGTTATGACGTGCTTTTAACCAACCCGAGCGGATTAAAGGAGTATTATGTGGCAGGAAGCGTTCTCGTTCAAGAAGGGTACACAGCATGAGCGGCGCGGGCACTACAAAGATTGTCGAGGTTGGCGGTGCGACAGGCAGGATTATTGAGATCCAAACTCAAGGGCCTCAAGGGCCTCAAGGCGTTGCAGGGCCTCC